AATGTTGACTGATGACTATAGGCAAGTAGCTAAGATGATTCAGAAGTCACAAGAAGATGCTTATATAGAAAAATTCCTTATGAGCCTTTATTTATATGAAATGGCGAGTCAAACATCTATGCAGTTTGATGTTCCGAGTAAAGAGGTAATCAAATCAGCTATTGAACAACCTATTGAGTTCATTCGTTTAATGCCAACACTACAAAAACATCGTGATGAAGTATTGAAAAAGATACGTATGCACATTACACAAGGTATTATGAGTGGAGAGGGTTACTCTAAGATAGCTAAAGCAATACGTGATGATGTCGGCATGTCTAAAGCTCAATCATTGCGTGTGGCTCGTACAGAAGCAGGCAGAGCAATGTCACAAGCTGGACTTGATAGCGCAATGGTTGCTAAAGATAACGGTTTGAAGATGAAGAAACGTTGGCATGCTACTAAAGATACACGAACACGTGATACTCATCGTCATTTAGATGGGGAATCAGTGGAAATAGATCAGAATTTTAAATCAAGTGGGTGTGTTGGGCAGGCGCCCAAGCTATTTATTGGTGTAAACAGTGCGAAAGAGAATATTAATTGTCGTTGCAAATTACTTTATTATATTGATGAAAATGAATTGCCAACTGTAATGAGAGCACGTAAAGACGATGGTAAAAATGAAGTTATCCCATTCATGACTTATCGTGAGTGGGAGAAATATAAGCGAAAAGGTGGTAATTGATATGGATTTTAAAATAAAAGTAAATGTTGATACTGGCGAAGCTATAGAAAAGTTAGAACGCATTAAATCCTTGTACGAAGAGATAATAGAGTTACAAAACGAAAAAGTTGTTGTAAACGTAACAGTTAAAAATGAAGCTGATTTAGATATGGTTAAAACATCTATTAGCGAAGAAAATGCTAAAAATAATGATTTCACACTTTTTTAGTTGTCTCTTTGCTACTCGACCTTAGCATGTCGTTAAACTGCTTTTTATTATGCACTTTTCGGACTGTTAGGGTACGCGAAGGGCAAAAAGGAGTTTTGATATATGAATATCGAAGAAGTTAAGTCTTTTTTTGAAGAACACAAAGACGATAAAGAAGTAAAAGATTATCTAAAGGGACTTAAGACGGTGTCTGTTGATGACGTTAAAGGCTTTTTAGATACAGAAGAAGGTAAACGATTCATTCAACCTGAATTAGATCGTTATCATTCGAAAGGATTAGAATCATGGAAAGAGAAAAATCTTGAGGATCTAATCGAACAAGAAGTACGGAAGCGTAATCCTGAGCAATCAGAAGAACAAAAACGTATTAGTGCTCTTGAACAAGAGTTAGAAAAACGCGACGCAGAGGCAAAACGTGAGAAGTTAAGAAGTAACGCGCTAGGTAAAGCGCAGGAACTAAATTTACCAACATCCTTAGTTGATAGATTTTTAGGCGATTCTGATGAAGATACTGAGCAAAACTTAAAAGCTTTAAAAGAAACCTTTGACAAGTATGTTCAAAAAGGTGTTGAGTCTAAATTTAAATCGAGTGGAAGAGATGTTAAAGAATCACGAAATCAAGATTTAGACCCTTCAAATGTAAAGTCCATTGAAGAAATGGCGAAAGAAATCAATATTAGAAAATAAAGTGAGGTAATAAAATATGGCAACTCCAACATACACGCCAGGCAATGTTATTTTATCGGATTTTAAAAACGGCGTTATTCCAGCAGAACAAGGTACTTTAATCATGAAAGACATTATGGCTAATTCAGCAATTATGAAATTAGCTAAAAATGAGCCAATGACAGCACAAAAGAAAAAATTTACTTACTTAGCAAAAGGTGTAGGCGCCTACTGGGTATCAGAAACGGAACGTATTCAAACTTCTAAGCCTGAATATGCACAAGCAGAAATGGAAGCTAAGAAAATTGGTGTAATTATTCCGTTATCAAAAGAGTTTCTTAAATGGACTGCAAAAGATTTCTTTAATGAGGTTAAACCTCTAATTGCAGAGGCATTTTACAAAGCGTTTGACCAAGCTGTTATCTTTGGTACTAAATCACCTTACAACACTTCAACTAGTGGTAAACCGCTTGTTGAAGGCGCAGAAGAGAAAGGTAACGTTGTTACAGATACTAATAATTTATACGTAGACCTTTCGGCATTAATGGCTACTATTGAAGATGAAGAGTTAGATCCAAACGGAGTATTAACTACACGTTCATTCAGAAGTAAAATGCGTAATGCTTTAGATGCTAATGACAGACCATTATTTGATGCTAACGGGAACGAGATTATGGGATTACCACTATCTTATACTGGAGCGGATGTATACGACAAAAAGAAATCGTTAGCACTAATGGGTGATTGGGATTACGCACGTTACGGTATCTTACAAGGTATTGAGTATGCAATTTCTGAAGATGCCACGTTAACGACGTTACAAGCATCAGATGCTTCTGGCCAACCAGTATCATTATTTGAACGTGATATGTTCGCTTTACGTGCGACGATGCATATTGCATACATGAACGTTAAACCAGAAGCGTTCGCAACGCTTAAACCAACTGAATAGGAGGAGATATGATGGCTAATCCTGCAGAAGAGATTAAGGTAAAAAAAGACAATATGACTATTACTGTTACAAAGAAGGCATTTGACTCTTATTACAGTCTTGTCGGTTACAAAGAGGTTAAATCACGTCGTACTACGTCTGATAAGAGCGAGTGATAAAAATGACTCTTTATGAAGATGTTAAACTTTTACTCAAGAAAAATGGAGTGGAAGTTAAAAGTGATGAAGAAGAAATATTTAAGATGGAAGTTGACGGAATACTAGAAGATGTTAGGGATATAACAAACAATGATTTTATGAAAGATGGTCAAGTCATTTATCCTTACTCAATCAAAAAGTATGTCGCAGATGTCCTAGAGTATTATCAACGACCTGAAGTTAAAAAGAATTTAAAGTCAAGAAGTATGGGGACAGTGTCGTACACTTATAACGATGGTGTCCCTGATTACATTAGTGGAGTATTAAACAGGTATAAACGAGCAAAGTTTCATCCGTTTAAACCAATAAGGTAGAGGTGTTGTTTGTGTTTAACCCATACGACGAATTCCCTCACACTATTTCTATTGGAAGTATCAAAAAAGTAGGAGAGTATCCAATTATACAAGAGCGCTTTGTAAGCGATAAAACAATTAAAGGATTTATGGATACGCCTACTACATCTGAACAACTAAAATTTCATCAAATGTCACAAGAATATGACAGAAACCTATATGTACCTTATGACTTGCCAATATCTAAAAACAATTTATTTGAGTATGAGGGTAGAATCTTTAGTATTGAAGGTGATTCTGTAGATCAGGGCGGACAACATGAAATTAAGTTACTACGACTTAAGCAGGTGCCATATGGCAAAAGTTAAGTACGGTGCTGATAGCATGGTTGTTGAATTGGATAAGTTCGATAAGAAAATAGAAGAGTGGGTTAAAAAAGGTATTGCTAAAACAACGACGAAGATTTACAACACTGCTGTAGCATTAGCTCCTGTTGACTTAGGTTTTTTAGAAGAAAGTATTGACTTTAAATATTTCGATGGTGGGTTATCCAGTGTTATAAGTGTCGGCGCAGATTATGCAATATACGTTGAATACGGTACTGGTATATATGCTACTGGTCCTGGTGGTAGTCGTGCTACAAAGATTCCGTGGAGTTTTAAAGGTGATGACGGCGAATGGTACACCACATATGGTCAAGCGCCACAGCCATTTTGGAACCCTGCAATTGACGCAGGACGCAAGACATTCGAGCAGTATTTTTCATAGAGGTGGTTAAATATGTGGGTATCAGTTGAGCCTGAACTTACAAATCAAATATATAAAAGATTAATCTCAGACCCTAACATTAACAAACTAGTTGATGATAGGGTTTTTGACGTTGTTCAAGATGACGCTGTTTACCCATATATTGTTGTGGGTGAATCAAACGTCACTAACAACGAATCTAGCGCAACAATGAGAGAAACAGTCGGTATTGTCATACATGTGTATTCACAGTTCGCTACACAATACGAGGCTAAGCTCATTTTAAGCGCGATAGGTTATGTGCTTAACAGACCTATAGAAATAGATAATTACGAGTTTCAATTTAGCCGTATCGATAGTCAAGCAGTATTCCCTGATATAGACAGGTTTACTAAGCATGGCACGATACGGCTTTTATTTAAGTACAGACATAAAAAGAAAAACGAAGGAGTGTATTAAATGGCGCAAAAAAACTATTTAGCAGTTGTACGTCCAGCTGAAACTGACTTAGATCCAGTAGAATCTTTATTATTAGCTGACTTACAAGAAGGTGGACATACGATTGAAAATGATTTAGCTGAAATAGTACGAGGCGGTAAAACGGACTATTCTCCCAATGCAATGTCAGAATCATTTAAATTAACAATTGGTAATGTGCCTGGAGATAAAGGAATTGAAGCAGTGAAACACGCTGTACAAACAGGTGGACAGTTGCGTATATGGCTTTATGAGCGTAATAAACGTGCAGACGGTAAACATCACGGAATGTTTGGTTATGTTGTTCCAGAATCATTTGAAATGTCATTTGATGATGAAAGTGACAAAATCGAACTATCATTAAAAGTTAAATGGAATACAGCAGAAGGTGCTGAAGATAACTTGCCGAAAGAGTGGTTTGAAGCTGCAGGTGCGCCTACAGTTGAATACGAAAAATTCGGCGAAAAAGTCGGAACATTCGAGAATCAAAAGAAAGCTAGTGTTGTATCTGATTCACGCACGGAAGACCATTCTATGTAAACTAATAGATCAAGGGGGCGTAAGCTCCCTATTTTTTTATAAAAAAATTGAAAAGAGGTATATATTTTGACTGAATTTAATCCAATTACAACATTAAAAATTAATGACGGAGAAAAAGATTACGAAGTAGAAGCAAAAGTAACATTTGCATTTGACCGAAAAGCTGAAAAATTCTCAGAAGATAGCGAAGATGGGAGAAAAGGAGCAATGCCAGGATTCAATGTTATCTTTAACGGTTTGCTAGAATCTAGAAACAAAGCGATTTTACAATTTTGGGAATGTGCTACTGCTTATTTAAAAAACCCACCAACTCGAGAACAATTAGAAAAAGCGATTGATGATTTCATCACTGAAAACGAGGATACTTTGCCGTTATTACAAGGGGCTTTGGACAAACTTAACAATAGTGGTTTTTTCAAGAGGGAGAGTCGCTCGTACTGGATGACATTGAACAAAGCACCGAATATGGCCAAAAGCGAGGACAAAGAAATGACGAAAGCAGGCATAGAAATGATGAAAGAGAATTACAAGGAAATCATGGGCGCAGAACCTTACACGATTACTCAAAAATAAGGCAACTGACAGCTAGATATTTAGGATATATCCCTGAACATGAATTGTTAGCACTAACACCTGCTGAATGGCGTGATTGGCTTATTGGTGGTCAGGATAGGTACCTAGATCAAAGACAATTATTAATTGAACAAGCGCAAGCTAACGGCTTAGTACAAGCTTCTAAGAGGCTAACTAGTATGATTCGTGACATTGAGAAACAACGTTACGAAATAAGGGAGCCTGGTAGCTATGCTCGTGTACAAAAAGCTAGATTAGAAGAAGAAAAAAGAAGACGTGAACTCTTCAAAGAAGGTACAAGAAAATTCCTTGAATCGAAAGGAGGTTAGCCTTTGGATACTCATTTTATGGCAAAGATTATGGCCAATATTAGAGATTTTCAAAGCAATGTAAGGAAAGCTCAACGATTAGCAAAGACGGCTGTACCAAACGAAATTGAAACAGATGTAAAAGCAGATATTTCAAGATTCCAAAGAGCTTTACAACGCGCTAAAGCTATGGCGCAAAAATGGCGTGAACATAACGTTAAAATAGATGGTAATAATTCACCGTTAAAACGTGCAATTGCTAGTGCAAAAACGATGTTGGCCACGTTACACAACAAAACAATAAAAGTTAATTTCGATACGAGAGGTATGACAAAAACCCAAATTTTAACTAAGGCACTGAATCAGTCCTTAACTGATTATAGTGAGAAAATGGACGCGCTAGCTACTAAAATTCGTACATTTGGTACAATTTTTGCACAACAAGTTAAAGGCTTAATGATTGCTAGTATACAAGCATTGATACCAGTGATTGCCGGGTTAGTACCTGCAATAATGGCAGTACTTAATGCGGTTGGTGTATTAGGGGGTGGCGTTTTAGGTTTAGTTGGCGCATTCTCTGTCGCAGGTCTTGGAGTTGTTGGTTTTGGTGCAATGGCTATTAGCGCTCTTAAAATGGTTGAAGATGGAACATTGGCAGTAACAAAAGAAGTTCAAAACTTTAGAGATGCGAGCGATCAGTTAAAAACTACATGGCGTGATATTGTTAAAGAGAATCAAGCAAGTATCTTTAATGCGATGTCAGCAGGTATCAGAGGCGTTACAAGTGCGATGTCTCAATTAAAACCATTCTTATCCGAAGTATCTATGCTAGTTGAAGCAAACGCACGCGAGTTTGAGAATTGGGTTAAACATTCCGAAACAGCTAAGAAAGCGTTTGAAGCATTGAATAGCATAGGTGGCGCAATCTTCGGAGATTTATTGAACGCTGCAGGACGATTTGGCGACGGATTAGTTAACATTTTCACTCAATTAATGCCGTTGTTCAAATTTGTGTCTCAAGGACTACAGAACATGTCTATAGCTTTCCAAAATTGGGCTAATAGTGTAGCTGGTCAGAATGCTATTAAAGCGTTTATTGACTACACTACCACTAACTTACCTAAGATTGGTCAGATATTTGGTAATGTGTTCGCTGGTATTGGTAATTTAATGATTGCTTTTGCACAAAACAGTTCCAACATTTTTGATTGGTTGGTTAAATTAACTTCTCAATTTAGAGCATGGTCAGAACAAGTAGGACAATCACAAGGGTTTAAAGACTTTATCAGTTATGTTCAAGAGAATGGTCCTACTATTATGCAGTTAATCGGTAATATCGTAAAAGCATTAGTTGCTTTTGGTACTGCAATGGCTCCTATAGCTAGTAAATTGTTAGACTTTATCACTAATCTAGCTGGATTTATCGCTAAACTATTCGAAACACACCCAGCTATAGCACAAGTTGCTGGCGTTATGGGTATTTTAGGCGGTGTATTTTGGGCTTTAATGGCTCCGATTGTTGCTATAAGTAGTGTACTTACAAATGTGTTTGGTTTGAGCTTATTCAGCGTCACTGAAAAGATTTTAGACTTCGTTAGAACATCAAGTTTAGTTACTGGAGCTACGGAAGCATTAATAGGTGCATTCGGTTCGATTTCAGCACCTATTTTAGCAGTTGTTGCAGTAATTGGTGCATTCATTGGTGTCCTCGTTTATTTATGGAAAACAAACGAGAACTTTAGAAATACTATTACTGAAGCGTGGAACGGTGTTAAAACGGCAGTTTCTGGTGCGATTCAAGGTGTAGTCGGCTGGTTAACTGAATTGTGGGGCAAAATCCAATCTACCTTACAACCGATAATGCCTATATTGCAAGTATTAGGACAAATATTCATGCAAGTTTTAGGTGTTTTGGTAATAGGCATCATTACAAACGTTATGAATATCATACAAGGTTTGTGGACTTTAATTACAATTGCGTTCCAAGCCATAGGAACAGTGATATCCGTAGCAGTCCAAATCATAGTAGGTTTGTTCACTGCTTTAATTCAGTTGCTTACTGGCGACTTCTCAGGTGCTTGGGAGACTATTAAAACTACGGTTACCAATGTGCTTGATACGATTTGGCAATACATGCAATCAGTTTGGGAGTCAATTATCGGCTTTTTAACTGGCGTAATGAATCGAACACTTTCTATGTTTGGTACAAGTTGGTCACAGATATGGAGTACAATCACTAATTTTGTTAGCAGTATTTGGAACACTGTTACAAGTTGGTTCAGTCGTGTTGCTTGGAGTGTGGCTGAAAAAATGGGACAAGCATTAAACTTTATTATCACAAAAGGTTCTGAATGGGTTTCTAACATTTGGAATACAGTTACAAGTTTCGCGAGTAAAGTAGCTGATGGGTTTAAAAGAGTTGTCTCAAATGTAGGTGACGGTATGAGTGATGCACTTGGTAAGATTAAAAGTTTCTTCAGTGATTTCTTAAATGCCGGAGCGGAATTAATCGGCAAAGTAGCTGAGGGTGTAGCCAATGCTGCGCACAAAGTAGTCAGCGCGGTAGGCGATGCGATTTCATCAGCTTGGGACTCTGTAACTTCATTCGTAAGTGGACACGGTGGAGGTAGTAGCTTAGGTAAAGGTTTAGCGGTATCACAAGCAAAAGTAATTGCTACAGACTTTGGCAGTGCCTTTAATAAAGAGCTATCCTCTACTTTGACAGATAGTATAGTAAATCCTGTAAGTACTTCTATAGACAGACACATGACTAGCGATGTTCAACATAGCTTAAAAGAAAATAATAGACCTATTGTGAATGTAACGATTAGAAATGAGGGCGACCTTGATTTAATTAAATCACGCATTGATGACATGAACGCTATAGACGGAAGTTTCAACTTATTATAAGGGAGGTTTGTTAGTTGATAGCGCACGATATAGAAGTAATAAGGAATGGTTCACAGTATCGCGTCAGTGACAATCCTTTCACTTATAATCACTTGGAAGTAGTTGAATATAACGTTACAGGCGCAGGATATCATCGTAACTATTCTGATATAGAGGGTATTGATGGTAGATTTCATAATTACGCTAAAGAAGAACTTAAAAAAGTAGAGCTTAAGATAAGGTATAAAGTACCTAAAATTGCTTATGCTTCACATTTAAAGTCAGACGTCCAAGCACTATTTGCTGGACGTTTTTATTTAAGGGAATTAGCTACACCAGACAATTCAATTAAGTATGAGCATATATTAGATATACCAAAAGACAAACAAGCATTTGAGCTTGATTATGTTGATGGACGACAACTTTTTGTAGGACTAGTAAGTGAAGTTTCTTTTGACACAACACAAACATCAGGGGAATTTTCTTTGTCGTTTGAAACAACCGAACTACCATACTTTGAAAGTGTCGGTTATAGTACTGATCTTGAAAGTAATAACGACCCTGAAAAATGGTCGGTACCTGATAGATTGCCTACAAACGAAGGTGATAAGAGGCGTCAAATGACATTTTACAACACTAACTCAGGAGAAGTTTATTATAACGGTGATGTTCCTTTAACACAGTTTAATCAGTTTAATGTTGTTGAAATAGAGTTAGCTGAAGATGTTAAAGCTAATGATAAGGATGGATTCACTTTCTATACAGATAAAGGAAATATCTCAGTTATTAAGGAAGTTGATTTAAAAGCCGGAGATAAAATAATCTTCGACGGTAAACATACCTATAGAGGTTATTTAAATATAGATTCTTTTAATAAAACTTTAGAACAACCGGTTTTATATCCAGGCTGGAATCGATTCAAGTCTAATAAAGTAATGAAACAAATTACATTTAGACACAAATTATATTTTAGATAAGGAGTAGCCTATGCCAATTTTATTAAAAAGTCTACAGGGTGTAGGGCACGCTATTAATGTTAGTACAAAGGTAAGTAAAAAGCTAAATGAAGATAGTTCTTTGGATCTAACTATTATCGAGAACGCGAGTACGTTTGACGCAATAGGTGCTATAACTAAAATGTGGACGATCACTCATGTTGAAGGTGAAGATGATTTCAACGAATATGTAATTGTCATACTTGATAAGTCTACTATTGGCGAAAAAATAAGGCTTGATATCAAAGCTAGGCAAAAAGAACTTGATGACCTTAACAATTCTAGGATTTACCAAGAGTATAACGAAAGTTTTACAGGCGTTGAGTTCTTCAATACTGTCTTTAAAGGAACGGGTTATAAGTATGTATTACATCCAAAAGTAGATGCATCTAAATTCGAGGGATTAGGCAAAGGAGATACACGATTAGAAATCTTTAAAAAAGGACTTGAGCGTTATCATCTCGAATATGAATACGATGCAAAGACTAAAACGTTTCATTTGTATGATGAATTATCTAAGTTTGCCAATTATTACATTAAAGCTGGTGTGAATGCTGATAACGTCAAAATACAAGAAGATGCATCTAAATGTTATACCTTTATTAAAGGTTATGGTGATTTTGATGGACAACAGACTTTTGCAGAAGCGGGACTACAAATTGAATTCACTCATCCATTAGCACAATTGATAGGTAAAAGAGAAGCGCCACCGCTTGTTGATGGACGTATTAAAAAAGAAGATAGTTTAAAAAAAGCAATGGAGTTATTGATAAAGAAAAGTGTCACTGCTTCTATTTCCTTAGACTTTGTAGCGTTACGTGAACATTTCCCAGAAGCTAACCCTAAAATAGGTGATGTTGTTAGAGTGGTGGATTCTGCCATAGGATATAACGACTTAGTGAGAATAGTCGAAATCACTACACATAGAGATGCGTACAATAATATCACTAAGCAAGATGTAGTATTAGGAGACTTTACAAGGCGTAATCGTTATAACAAAGCAGTTCATGATGCTGCAAATTATGTTAAAAGCGTAAAATCTACAAAATCCGACCCATCTAAAGAACTAAAAGCATTAAACGCAAAAGTTAACGCAAGTTTATCTATAAATAATGAATTGGTTAAGCAGAATGAAAAAATAAACGCTAAAGTCGATAAGATGAATACTAAAACAGTTACAACTGCTAATGGTACGATCATGTACGACTTTACTAGTCAATCAAGTATAAGAAACATCAAATCAATTGGAACGATTGGCGACTCTGTAGCTAGAGGGTCGCACGCAAAAACTAATTTCACAGAAATGTTAGGCAAGAAATTGAAAGCTAAAACGACTAATCTTGCAAGAGGTGGCGCAACAATGGCAACAGTTCCAATAGGTAAAGAAGCGGTAGAAAACAGCATTTATAGACAAGCAGAGCAAATAAGAGGAGACCTAATCATATTACAAGGCACTGATGATGACTGGTTACACGGTTATTGGGCAGGCGTACCGATAGGCACTGATAAAACGGATACAAAAACGTTTTACGGTGCCTTTTGTTCTGCAATTGAAGTTATTAGAAAGAATAATCCAGATTCAAAAATACTAGTGATGACAGCTACAAGACAATGCCCTATGAGTGGTACAACAATACGCCGTAAAGACACGGACAAAAACAAACTAGGGTTAACACTTGAGGACTATGTAAACGCTCAAATATTAGCTTGTAGTGAGTTAGATGTACCAGTGTTTGACGCATATCACACAGATTACTTTAAGCCATACAATCCAGCTTTTAGGAAAGCGAGCATGGAGGACGGCTTACACCCTAACGAAAAAGGTCACGAGGTTATTATGTACGAGTTAATCAAGGATTATTACAGTTTTTACGACTAAAGGAGGCAACCAATGGCTTACGGATTAATTACAAGTTTACATTCAATGACAGGTCGGAAAATAGTTGCTCAACATGAGTATAACTATCGCTTGTTAGATGAAGGTATGAGCAAACTTGAGAAAATGTTTATATACCATCAAAAAGAAGAAATATACGCACACTCAGCGAAACAAATTAAATACTTGAATGACAGTGTTGAAGATTATTTAACGTATTTAAATGGCCGTTTTAGCAATATGATTCTAGGCCATAACGGCGACGGTATCAATGAAGTAAAAGACGCGCGTATTGATAATACAGGTTATGGTCATAAGACATTGCAAGATCGTTTGTATCATGATTATTCAACACTAGATGCTTTCACTAAAAAGGTTGAGAAAGCTGTAGATGAACACTATAAAGAATATCGAGCGACAGAATACCGATTCGAACCAAAAGAGCAAGAACCGGAATTTATCACTGATTTATCGCCATATACAAATGCAGTAATGCAATCATTTTGGGTAGACCCTAGAACGAAAATTATTTATATGACGCAAGCTCGTCCAGGTAATCATTACATGTTATCTAGATTGAAGCCCAACGGACAATTTATTGATAGATTGCTTGTTAAAAACGGCGGTCACGGTACACACAATGCGTATAGATACATTGATGGAGAATTATGGATTTATTCAGCTGTATTGGACAGTAACAAAAACAACAAGTTTGTACGTTTCCAATATAGAACTGGAGAAATAACTTATGGTAATGAAATGCAAGATGTCATGCCGAATATATTTAACGACAGATATACGTCAGCGATTTATAATCCTATAGAAAATTTAATGATTTTCAGACGTGAATATAAAGCTTCTGAAAGACAAGCTAAGAATTCATTGAATTTCATTGAAGTAAGAAGTGCTGACGATATTGATAAAGGTATAGACAAAGTATTGTATCAAATGGATATACCTATGGAATACACTTCAGATACACAACCTATGCAAGGTATCACTTATGATGCAGGTATCTTATATTGGTATACAGGTGATTCGAATACAGCCAACCCTAACTACTTACAAGGTTTCGATATAAAAACAAAAGAATTGTTATTTAAACGACGTATCGATATTGGCGGTGTGAATAATAACTTTAAAGGAGACTTCCAAGAAGCTGAGGGTCTAGATATGTATTACGATCTAGAAACAGGACGTAAAGCACTTTTAATAGGGGTAACTATTGGACCTGGTAATAACAGACATCACTCAATTTATTCTATCGGCCAAAGAGGTGTTAACCAATTCTTGAAAAACATCGCGCCTCAAGTATCAATGACTGATTCAGGCGGACGTGTTAAACCGTTACCAATACAGAACCCAGCATATCTAAGTGATATTACGGAAGTTGGTCATTACTATATCTATACGCAAGACACACAAAATGCGTTAGATTTCCCGTTACCGAAAGCGTTTAGAGATGCAGGTTGGTTCTTTGATGTACTGCCTGGACACTATAATGGTGCTCTAAGACAAGTACTTACCAGAAACAGCACAGGTAGAAATATGCTTAAATTTGAACGTGTCATTGACATTTTCAATAAGAAAAACAACGGAGCATGGAATTTCTGTCCGCAAAACGCCGGTTATTGGGAACATATCCCTAAGAGTATTACAAAATTATCAGATTTAAAAATCGTTGGTTTAGATTTCTATATCACTACTGAAGAATCAAAACGATTTACTGATTTTCCTAAAGACTTTAAAGGTATTGCAGGTTGGATATTAGAAGTAAAATCGAATACACCAGGTAACACAACACAAGTGCTAAGACGTAATAACTTTGCTTCTGCTCACCAGTTTTTCGTTAGAAACTTTGGTACTGGTGGTAATAGTGGTTGGAGCATAATAGAAGGTAAGGAGGTTGAATAATGGTAGTAGATAATTTTTCAAAAGATGATAACTTAATCGAGTTACAAACAACATCACAATATAATCCGGTTATTGACACAAACATCAGTTTCTATGAATCAGATAGAGGAACTGGTGTTTTAAATTTTGCAGTAACTAAGAATAATAAGCCGTTATCAATCAGCAAACATAATGCGATGACTAGTATTGTGCTTAAGACGGATAACTTCGACGATGAACACGGCGCTTATATTAGTGATGAACTTACAATTGTTGATGCAATTAATGGACGAATGCAATACGTTATCCCAAACGAGTTCTTAAAATACACTGGTCGAGTACATGCGCAAGCATATTTTACTCAAAACGGTAGCAATAACGTAATTGTAGAGCGTCAATTTAACTTCAATATCCAGAATGATCTAATTAGTAATTTTGACAGTAAAACAAAGCTAGTTTATATCAAATCAATTCAGGACTTAACAGAAAGTGTTAAAGAAGAAGTTGAGGACTTAAAGAAAAGTTTGAGTGATACAAAATCGTTGGTTACTGAAATTGATAGTCGTATTAATCAAGGTATTCAAAGATTAGAAATCAAACAAAATGAAGCGGTACAGATGATTACAACAACACAAGACAAAGCCGTTCAATATATAAATAGCGAGTTCCAGAAAATTGTTGATAAAGAGCAAGCGATTTTTGAACGTGTTAACGAAGTTGAACAACAAATCAATGGCGCTGACCTTGTTAAAGGTAATTCAACAACAAATTGGCAAAAGTCTAAACTTACTGATGATTACGGTAAAGCAATTGAATCGTCTGAGCAGTCCATAGATAGCGTTTTAAGCGCAATTAACACATCTAGGATTATTCATATCACTAGCGCAACAGATGCGCCAACATTTAAAGATATAGGCACTTTAGAGACGCCTAAAGAAGATGGCGTTGATGATGGTTCTGAAGTTTCAGCAACTACGAATACTTTAGGGAAATCAGGCTTGTTAGTTGTTTATGTTGTTGATGACAGTACAGCTCGTGCTACATGGTATCCAGACGATTCAAATGATGAGTACACAAAATATAAAATCGGTGGCACATGGTATCAGTTCTATAAAAAAGTTGACGAAGAATTAACGAAGAAATTTGTTGAAGAAACGGCTAACAACGCTTTAAATCAAGCTAAGCAGTATGTAGATGATAAATTCGGAACAACGAGCTGGCAACAACATAAGATGACAGAGGCGAATGGTCAATCAATTCAAGTTAACTTAAATAATGCGCAAGGCGATTTGGGATATTTAACTGCTGGTAATTACTATGCAACAAGAGTGCCGGATTTACCAGGTAGTGTTGAAAGTTATGAGGGTTATTTATCGGTATTCGTTAAAGACGATACAAACAAGCTATTTAACTTCACGCCTTATAACTCTAAAAAGATTTACGCACGATCAATCACAAACGGCAGACTTGAGCAACAGTGGACAGTTCCTAATGAACATAAGTCAACGGTATTGTTCGACGGTGGAGCAAATGGTGTAGGTACAACAATCAATCTAACCGAACCATACACAAACTATTCTATTTTATTAGTAAGTGGAACTTATCCAGGTGGCGTTATTGAGGGATTCGGACTAACCACATTACCTAATGCAATTCAATTAAGTAAAGCGAATGTAGTTGACTCAGACGGTAACGGTGGCGGTATTTATGAGTGTTTACTATCCAAAACAAGTAGCACTACTTTAAGAATCGATAACGATGTGTACTTTGATTTAGGTAAAACATCAGGTTCTGGAGCGAATGCCAACAAAGTTACTATAACTAAAATTATGGGGTGGAAATAATGAAAATCACAGTAAATGATAAAAATGAAGTTATCGGATACGTTAATACTGGCGGTTTACGCAATAGTTTAGATGTAGACGATAACAATGTGTCTATCAAATTCAAAGAAGAGTTCGAACCTAGAAAGTTCGTTTTCACTAACGGCGAAATTAAATACAATAGCAATTTCGAAAAAGAAGACGTACTGAATGCATCAAACCAACAAAGTGCGTCAGATTTAAGTGATGAGGAACTTCGCGGAATGGTTGCAAGTATGCAAATGCAGATGACGCAAGTGAACATGTTGACAATGCAATTGACGCAACAAAACGCTATGTTAACACAACAGTTGACCGAACTGAAAACTAACAAAACAAATACTGAGGGGGACGTTTAAATGATGAAGATGATTTATCCAACTTTTAAAGACATTAAAACTTTTTATGTGTGGGGTTGCTATAAAAATGAGCAAATTAAGTGGTACGTAGACATGGGTGTAATCGACAAAGAAGAATATGCATTGATCACTGGTGAAAAATATCCAGAGGCAAAAGATGAAAAGTCACAGGTGTAATGCTTGAGGCTTTTTAATTTAACACAAAGTAGGTGGCGTAATGTTTGGATTTACCAAACGGCACGAACATGAATGGCGAATTAGAAGATTAGAAGAGAATGATAAAACAATGCTTAGCACTCTCAATGAGATTAAATTAGGTCAAAAAACTCAAGAGCAAGTTAACATTAAATTAGATAAAACTTTAGATGCTATCCAGAGGGAAAGACAGATAGACGAAAAAAATAAGAAAGAAAACGACAAAAATATACGCGATATGAAAATGTGGATTCTCGGTTTGATAGGGACTATCTTCAGTACGATTGTCATAGCTTTACTAAGAACTATTTTTGGTATTTAAAGGAGGTGATTACCATGCTTAAAGGGATTTTAGGATATAGCTTCTGGGCGTGCTTCTGGTTTGGTAAATGTAAATAACAGTTAAGAGTCAGTGCTTCGGCACTGGCTTTTTATTTTGATTGAAATGAGGTGCATACATGGGATTACCTAACCCAAAGACTAGAAAGCCTACAGCTAGTGAAGTGGTGGAGTGGGCAAAGTCGAATATTGGTAAGAGGATTAATATAGATAATTATCGGGGCAGTCAATGTTGGGATACACCTAACTTTATTTTTAAAAGATATTGGGGTTTTGTAACATGGGGCAATGCTAAGGATATGGCTAATTACAGATATCCTAAGGGTTTCCGATTCTATCGTTATTCATCTGGATTTGTACCGGAACCTGGAGACATCGCAGTTTGGCACCCTGGCAACGGAATAGGTTCGGACGGACACACCGCAATAGTAGTAGGACCATCTAATAAAAGTTATTTTTATAGCGTTGACCAAAACTGGGTTAATTCTAATAGTTGGACAGGTTCTCCAGGAAGATTAGTAAGACACCCTTATGTAAGTGTTACAGGCTTTGTTAGGCCTCCATACTCAAAAGATACTAGCAAACCTAGTAGTACTGATACAAGTTCAGCATCAAAAGCCAATGACTCAACAATTACTGGCGAAGCGAAGAAACCGCAATTTAAAGAAGTTAAAACAGTAAAATACACTGCTTACAGCAATGTTTTAGATAAAGAAGAGCACTTCATTGATCATATAGTTGTAATGGGTGATGAACGCTCAGATATTCAAGGATTATATATAAAAGAATCAATGCATATGCGTTCTGTAGACGAACTGTATACGCAAAGAAATAAGTTTATAAGCGATTATGAAATACCGCATTTATATGTCGATAGAGAGGCTACATGGCTTGCTAGACCAACCAATTTTGATGACCCGCGTCACCCTAATTGGCTAGTTATTGAAGTATGTGGTGGTCAAACAGATAGCAAACGACAATTCTTATTGAATCAAATACAAGCGTTAATACGTGGTGTTTGGTTATTGTCAGGGATTGATAAAAACTTATCTGAAACGACGTTAAAGGTAGACCCTAATATTTGGCGTAGTATGAAAGATTTAATTAATTACGACTTGATTAAGCAAGGTATACCGGATAACGCAAAGTATGAGCAAGTTAAAAAGAAAATGCTTGAGACATACATTAAACGAGATATATTGACACGAGAAAATATAAAAGAAGTAACGACAAAAACAACAATAAGAATTAGTGATAAAACATCAGTTGACAGTGCGTCCACACGAGGCCCTACTCCATCAGACGAAAAACCAAGCATCGTTACTGAAACAAGTCCATTCACATTCCAGCAAGCACTGGATAGACAAATGTCTAGGGGTAACCCGAAAAAATCTCATACATGGGGCTGGGCTAATGCAACACGAGCACAAACGAGCTCGGCAATGAATGTTAAGCGAATATGGGAAAGTAACACGCAATGCTATCAAATGCTTAATTTAGGCAAGTATCAAGGTATTTCAGTTAGTGCGCTTAACAAAATACTTAAAGGAAAAGGAACGCTCGACGGACAAGGCAAAGCATTCGCGGAAGCTTGTAAGAAAAACAACATTAACGAAATTTATTTGATCGCGCACGCTTTCTTAGAAAGTGGATACGGAACAAGTAACTTCGCTAATGGTAGATACGGTGCATATAATTACTTCGGTATTGGTGCATTCGACAACGACCCTGATTATGCAATGACGTTTGCTAAAAATAAAGGTTGGACATCTCCAGCAAAAGCAATCATGGGCGGTGCTAGCTTCGTAAGAAAGGATTACATCAATAAAGGTCAAAACACATTGTACCGAATTAGATGGAATCCTAAGAATCCAGCTACCCACCAATACGCTACTGCTATAGAGTGGTGCCAACATCAAGCAAGTACAATCGCTAAGTTATATAAACAAATCGGCTTAAAAGGTATCTACTTCACAAGGGATAAATATAAATAAAGAGGTGTGTAAATGTACAAAATAAAAGATGTTGAAACGAGAATAAAAAATGATGGTGTTGACTTAGGTGACATTGGCTGTCGATTTTACACTGAAGATGAAAATACAGCATCTATAAGAATAGGTATCAATGACAAACAAGGTCGTATCGATCTAAAAGCACATGGCTTAACACCTAGATTGCATTTGTTTATGGAAGATGGCTCTATATTCAAAAATGAGCCCCTTATTATGGACGATGTTGTAAAAGGGTTCATTACCTACAAGATACCTAAAAAGGTTATCAAACACGCTGGTTATGTTCGTTGTAAGCTGTTTTTAGAGAAAGAAGAAGAAAAAATACATGTCGCGAACTTTTCTTTCAATATCGTTGATAGTGGCATTGAATCTGCTGTAGCAAAAGAAATCGATGTTAAATTGGTAGATGATGCTATTACGAGAATTTTAAAAGATAACGCGACAGATTTATTGAGCAAAGACTTTAAAGAGAAAATAGATAAAGATGTCATTTCTTACATCGAAAAGAATGAAAGTAGATTTAAAGGTGCGAAAGGTGATAAAGGCGAACCGGGACAACCTGGAGCAAAAGGTGAAGCAGGTAAAAAAGGAGAACAAGGCGCACCCGGTAAAAACGGTACTGTAGTATCAATCAATCCTGACACTAAAATGTGGCAAATTGATGGTAAAGATACAGATATCAAAGCAGAACCTGAGTTATTGGACAAAATCAATATCGCAAATGTTGAAGGGTTAGAAAATAAATTGCAAGAAGTTGAAAAAATCAAAGATACAACTCTCAACGACTCTAAAACGTATACGGATTCAAAAATTGCTGAACTAGTTGATAGCGCGCCTGAATCTATGAATACATTAAGAGAATTAGCAGAAGCAATACAAAACAACTCTATTTCAGAAAGTGTATTGCAACAGATTGGCTCAAAAGTTAGTACAGAAGATTTTGAGGAATTCAAACAAACACTAAACGATTTATATGCTCCAAAAAATCATAATCATGATGAGCGGTATGTTTTGTCATCTCAAGCTTTTACTAAACAACAAGCGGATAATTTATATCAACTAAAAAGCGCATCTCAACCGACGGTTAAAATTTGGACAGGAACAGAAAATGAATATAACTATATATATCAAAAAGACCCTAATACACTTTACTTAATTAAGGGGTGATTTTTATGGAAGGTAATTTTAAAAATGTAAAGAAGTTTATTTACGAAGGTGAAGAATATACAAAAGTATATGCTGGAAATATCCAAGTATGGAAAAAGCCTTCATCTTTTGTAATAAAACCCTTACCTAAAAATAAATATCCGGATAGCATAGAAGAATCAACAGCAAAATGGACAATAAATGGAGTTGAACCTAATAAAAGTTATCAGGTGACAATAGAAAATGTACGTAGCGGTATAATGAGGGTTTCGCAAACTAATTTAGGTTCAAGTGATTTAGGAATATCAGGAGTCAATAGCGGAGTTGCAAGTAAAAATATCAACTTTAGTAATCCTTCAGGGATGTTGTATGTCACTATAAGTGATGTTTATTCAGGATCTCCAACATTGACCATTGAATAATTTTAAACGACTAATTTTTTAGTCGTTTTTTATTTTGGATAAAAGGAGCAAACAAATGGATGCAAAAGTAATAACAAGATACATCGTATTGATCTTAGCATTAGTAAATCAATTCTTAGCGAACAAAGGTATTAG